GGCGCTATATCAAGCGCAACCGAATCGAAGTGCACAAGCATCTGGTCGAGCAGGATGGCTACAAGGTTAGGAAGACCTTCCTGCTGACCGAGCCTTCCTTATATATCAAGGAGATGGCAGACTGCCAGGCCAGGAACCTGGTGCCTGCCGGCTTTATTGAGATCACTCTCAAGGTGGATGGCAAAGACCTGCACAGCGCTTTGATCTACAAATACAGCGAGGAGGACAAGCATGAGCATCTATGATGAAATCGATCCCCTGACCTACGCGGAGCTCTATCAGAGCATCTATCCTGATTGGAAGGGTAAGCAGGATTTGCTTAACCAGATTGGGAAAGGCCAGGAGATCAAACCTAAGCCGACTCCCAAGCCAGTTCCGGCTGTCACAGCGACTGATAGCAACATACTTGACGACAGTATCGTTCTGGAAGATGAGCCAAGCGCTCCCAGCGATCCTGAGGAGGAGTACATCGACTTTACTCCTCAAGAGCGGGTACCAGTCAAATGCGATAACGAAGCCAAGCTGCTGGGCTACTTCTGTACCACAGTGCTGGAGCGGCTCCAGCATAGCGAGTCCAAAGGCCGGGAGTGGAAACTGCTCACTAAGGAATACAATAACGGTAGCCTGGCTCCAGAACTCTATGCTTTGAAAGGAAAGCGCACCGAACGGGCCTTACGCCTCTGGCTGGGACGCTATGAACAGAGCAAGCAGGATATGTATGCTCTCCTGCATGGCAACCGCTATCAGAAACGGCAACGCAAGATCACCGAACTGGAAGGCAAGGTGCTGCTGGCAATCCTGCTGCATCCCAACCGGATCAGCATCGGCAGCGCTCTCAAGTTCCTGAAAGCCAAAGCCGAGTCCGGACTGATCGACTCACCCAGTTCGGTACCAACGCTTAGACGCTGGGTCGAAGAGTGGCGGGATGACAATCTGGCAATGTGGGAGCAGGCAAGGCAGGGCAGCAAGTTCGTAGCTGAGCACATCATCAAGACCATCCACCGGGATAGCAGACTATTGAGCGTGGGCGAAGTCTGGGTAGCCGATGGGCACACTCTGGCCTTCGATATCCTCAATCCCAAGACCGGGAAAGCGCAACGCATGACCATGATAATGGTCTTCGACTGGGCATCCCGATACCCGGTGGGTGCCACGCTTGCCTTCACCGAGGACAGTCAGCACATCCAGGCTGCCTTCCGCAATGGCTTCCTCAACTGGGGAGCTCTGCCTCAGTATGTCTATCTCGATAACGGCAAAGCCTTCAAGAGCAAGCTGTTCCACGAACAGTGGGAAGGGCATGACCTGGCCAAGGAATTGGGCGGTATCTTTCCCAAGTTGGGAATCAGAGCTCAGTTCGCCGAAAGCTACAATGCCAAAGCCAAGATCATCGAGCGGTTCTTCCGGACCTTCCAGGAGCAGTTTGAACGCTTCATCAGCAGCTTCCGGGGAGCCAATATAGCCGATAAACCTGCCACTCTGATGCGTAACGAGAAGTGGATCAAGAAGCTCTATACCTGCGAGCCGCCCACCACTGAAGAAGCGATGCAGATGATCGGCTACTATATCAGATATGTATATGGCATCACCCCTCACCGGGGATTGGATAACCGCAAACCCTGGGAGGTGTTCAACTCGGCTCCCAAACCTCAGGACAGGCTGGTCAATCCCTCTCAGCTCAACTTTATGATGTTGAGCGTGGAGCGTAAAGCCATCCGCAACGAGGGCATCGTGCTGAACAAGTTGAAGTACTGGCATCCCGCTCTGGTCTTTCACATGGGTAAACCGGTAATAATCAGATACGATCTGGCTGATGCGAGATGGGTGCTGGTCTATGACGAGGCGGATATCTTCATCTGCCAGGCTTCCCTGCGCCAGGCCCAGCATCCGTTCATCCAGGCCGATCTGCAGAACAGCAAATCGCATAAGGAATACCGCCAGGAATATACCCAGATCAAGAAGCTGCAGCGGCTGACCGAACAGCGGACCCAGAGCTTCGTGCGCAGCAATCAGGAATCGGTGGATAAGCTGCTCAAGAGCTATATGAACGAGATTCCAGCTGATAACAATCCTACCTTCCTGCAAGCACCTATGATCGAAGCTCCCGCCCCGGGCCCGGAAGAGGAGATCGCCAGGCTGGAACAGATAGTAATTGAACAAGAACAGGCAATAACCGCCATCCAACCTGAACAGACCAACAACGATCAAAATCAAGCTGTTGCCGAAGGATCAAGCGAGTTCGATCCCTTCGACGATGAGGAGTTCAAGAAAATGCTCAAGACGATCGGAATCAAATAAGGAGGAATAGATGAAGCAAGGTAAACTTGTCCCGATCCACAATGTCCAGAAAGCCGATGAGTGCATCGACTTCCTGCTTAAGCGTCCCCGCCTGGAGATGGTGGGACTGGGTATGCTGTATGGCAGGCCCGGCCTCGGCAAGACCACCTATGCCAGCCGTGCTGCCTATGCCCGTGGCTACGTGTATATCAGACTGGAAGCCACGACCACTCCCAAAACCTTCGCCAAGGAACTGCTCCAGAATCTATACAGAAGCCTGGGTATGGGTGATTATCTCCCCGTGGGTACTACCAACAACATCTACAAGCAATGTATCCAACTGCTCCTCGATAATGAGGATACCGTCATCATCATTGATGAGATCGACTACGCCTTCCGCTATCCTCAGTTACTCGGATCGGTCAGAGATCTGGTGGATGAGACTTTCGCAGTGGTGATCCTGGTGGGCATGCAGAACGCCATGGATAGGCTTAACCAGATCAATGCTTACTACTTTGACCGCTGTAACTACTTCTACGAGTTCGAAGCGGTAAGCAAGGATGATATTAGAATGTTGGGCACCGAACTGATGAATATTCCCTGCCCGGAGTCCCTGGTCAATTACATCCACTTCAACGCAGCCGGGAACCTTAGGAAAGCCATCAAGATCATGCACATGCTTGAAGTCAGAAGTAAAATCAATCCTATCCCAGCCATGAACCATATTTAGGGGCATTATGAACGAGCAAAGCATTATAATCGACCGCTTCGTAGACCGCTTCGTCAGCTACTTCAACTTAGATCTGATCTGTGAGTGCACCGGAGTAGACCGGGATGTGGTTCAGGAGCGCCTTAACCAACTCCTTACAGGCAATGTGATCCGCAAGGTATCCAAATACGAGGATATCTATGTAACTAACCGGGGCCGCTATAATATCAATGTAGCAACCATTTACTGCGGCAACTGGGCATTCGACCTTAAAGCCTGCCAGGATATCTGCTTCCTGCTTGAAAAGAGCCAAATAAAGAGCATCCGACAATTGGCCTCCAAGATGCAGCGCAGCCGTCAGTGGGCTTATCTCTACCTGGAAGCACTGATCTCAGTTGATGCGGTGGGTATATGTAAGTCAGGTTATTATACCAAGGACATAAGCATGATCTGCAAAGTCGGCTCGGTGATCAAGAAAGGCATCATTAGCGAGAAGCGGGCCGAGTGCGGCATCCAGCCTCAGAGACGCCGTAAGAAAACTACTAAAACTACTAACCACAAGTAAAGAGCGAGGGCATTCTATGACTCAGGAACAACGAGAACGAAAACTACGCCAAGAGATACATGGCCTGCGGGTCAAGAAGTTTCACTGGACCCTAAATGACTTCAAGTTCATCATCAAGGGCTTGGGCTATGGCGAATCACTTAGGGCTTTGCCGGAGGATCGCTTAACTGAATTGAAAGCACTTCTGCTCAAGTACCGTAAGCATGGCAGACCCCAAATCTTTACTTTCGACCGTCAGGGCAAGTATATGTTCTATCTCATGAAGACTGCGGGATGGACCGAGTCCCAGCTACGGGCATTTACCATCCAACACTATTCCAAAAGCCACTGGAACCTACTCAACAAGAAGGAACGCAGAGCGGTGATCGCAATGCTGCAGAACTACATCAAACAGAATGAAAAGAAAGCCAAAAATACAACCAAGAAGGAGACATCTAATGGACACACCCAAAACCCCCAAGGCTAAGAAGCCCATTCCCACCAGAGTTGACGCTAACGGACAGAGCATTCCGGTCTCGATCATCAGGCCGGAGATCCTCAAGCAGGACTCTATCGTAACCAAGACCATCAACCGGGCGATCAAACTGCATGACCGCATAGTAGCAGACAAGAATCAGTTCTTTGAAGATGTGGAACTCTATCTCCAGCAGGTAGCCGAGAAGAACGGACTGGATTGGAAGGGCAATGCCGTCCTCAACAGCTTTGACGGCAAATATAGAGTTGAGATCAGATTCAAGGAACGCATCCAGTTCGGCATCGAACTCCAACTTGCCAAGCAGAAGATCGATGAGTGCATCAAAGCCTGGTCAGCCGACTCCAACGTCAACCTCCGAGCCATCATCAGCGAGGCATTTCAGGTCGATAAGAAAGGCGAAATCGCCAAATATCGTATCCTGCGCCTGCGCCGCTACAACATCAAAGATCAAACCTGGAAGGAAGCTATGGAACTGATCGACCAGGCCATCCAGGTAGTTGCTACCAAGCAGTACATCAACTTCTATGAACGTGACGAATCAGGCCAGTTCCGCCAGATCGTCCTTAACTTCCCTTCTCTGTAAGAAACAGTGGCAAGGTAATGCATCTCAATTTGATAAAAGTACAGGAGAATGAATAATGGCATATATGAATACCAAAACTACAGAGGTTGTAGAGACAATGAGTATCTTCAATGATGAACGCAACTACCGCACGGATGAGATAGCCGATATCCTCCGGGTTGACCGCTCCAGCGTATATCGCTGGATACGGGACATAGAGAACCCTCTGCCTGCTTTCCGTACTAAAGAGAATGGTCAACTGCGCTGCAAGGGCAAAGACCTTAACGCCTACTTAGATAAATACAAGGTTCGCCCTGAGTATGAGTAACAGCCGTGAGTTCCGCATCAAGCGGGACAACTGCAAAGAAGCCTATCTGAACGGCAAGACCGATCCCACTGAGCTGGCGGTGATCTTCGGAGTTTCCGACATCACCGTCCGTAAGTGGGTCAAGAACGGCAAGTGGGACGAGCTCTTCAAAGAAGAGAACCAACTCGACCACGAGATCACCATTGCCCGCAAGAAGGCACTCATTCAAGCGCTCCGGGAATATGCCAAGAATCCTGCCGATACCGCTCTGCAGAGCCTTGTAAGCCTGATGAAGCAGGATCAGAAGGATCGGCAGCCATCCAAAGAACTGAACGACTATATCGTCCGCTTCCTGGATCAGGTGACCGACTTTATGATCGAAAAAGGGCATGAGACCCTGCTTAAGCAGTTCCAGAGCATTCTGCACGATTTGGCAGATTACCTGAGAGTTAGAAATGGATAAATTTACAGCCACGGACATGGTTGCTTCCATACACAACCTACCTACCCTCCAAACCCTCCAAACAGCGGAGCCGTTGCATCCGACTCCGCTGAACCTTCCTACCTACCTACATCCTCCAAGCCAACAGCCCGACAAGGTCAGTCCTCCGACCTCCGGGTCCCCGACGCCCGCCCCCCTGGGCGTCGGGGGGTTATCCGGTTATGCCTAAGAAGTTCATTCAGCGGCATAACAAAGCACTGGCGGAGATCGCATCCAAAACGATCTCCGTCTTGCCTTTTATAGACGATAATCCTGAAGCCAAGGCAGAGAGGATCAGGAGGACAACTGCTGAGGGTTGGGACGCTTTCTCGTTCTTTTGCCATACATACTTCCCGCATATCTTTCCCCTACCTTTTTGCCCAGCGCACGAGACCATGTTCGATGAAACTGATAAGGGCTCAGGCATCATCGCCATTACCGGTTTTCGTGGGCTGGGCAAAACGGTACTCATGGGAGTGGTCTATCCTATTTGGAGGATCATCAAAGGTGAGCACTATGTGATCCATACAGCCGCAGACATAGATCTGGCTCAGGAGAGGACAGCGTTTACACTCCACGAGTTACAGAACAATAAGCGGCTCACTATAGACTATCCGGAGCTGCAGCCCATGGATGCCTTCGATCTGGACTTCTATCTCAAGAATAAAGCCAGGATCAGAGCCAGAAGCATCAAACAATCTCACAGGGGAACTATCAATCCCAAGACTGCCAAACGGCCCGGACTGATAGTCTGTGATGATATCGATAAAGAAGAGAACATGGGTAACCAGTCCATCGGCAAGAGACGTATGGAGAAGATCACTCAAGAGCTTGCCGGAGCACTCTCACCCGAGGGAAATGGCAAGATCATCTGGCTCGGTAACCTGGTACATCCCAACTATGCCATCTGCCAGTTTCAGGAGCTCATATTAAGCGAAATGCGGGCTGATAATCCCGATTTGGACTTAGGATACCAGTCAGTCCTGAAAACGCATCAAAAAACGATTTTGCGCTTCTCTCTCGAAGATCAGCAGGGCAAGTCCACCTGGGAGGATCAATACCCTACTGCCACTTTGCCAAACTTACGAGCTAAGTTTGGGATGACTGGTTATCAAAGAGAAATGCTGGGACAGCCGGTAATCGAAGGTAACATCTTCAAGAACCACTGGTTTACCAAGTATAGATCTCTACCTGAGCCATCCCAGATGAAGCGGGTTTGGCTTTATGCCGATCCTGCCTGGGGAGAGAAGGGCTGTTACAAAGCCATCATTTCCATAGGCTACGATGGTAATCGCTTCTATGTGATCCACGTCTGGATACGTCAGACTGAGAATACCAAGTTCTTCAGATACTACTATGATGCCTATCAGGAGCTTGATCGCACTTACCGAGTGAAAGCCAGAGCAGCCTGTGAGACCACTTACGGACAGGCACGTATTCTCGCTGACTTCGACAGGTGGGCTACTGACAATCATCTGCCACCAATATCGCACAGAATAAAGCGGATCGATAATAAAGATAACAAGAACCTGCGTATAGAACGAACCGAGACCATCATCGAGACAGCCAAAGTGCTGTTTCCGGAGGGGCAGGATACTCCTACTCTCATCAGCCAATTCCTCACCTATCCTGATGGCTATATCGATGGCTGTGACGCTCTGGCTGGCTGTCTGGAACGCTTCTCTGAGTACGATATTGGAAGGAACAGAGTTAAGGTTCGGAGGTTCTCTTTCTGATGAATTACTATGATAAGCTCATGCTTGAGTACTACCGGGTCCTCAATAATGCCTGGAAGACCGAGATCAAGGATGCAGCCAGACTCGCCATTCAAATGCTGAGTGACATGCCCCGAGCTGAGAAACTCAACCAGAGCTCAATAGATAAGCTTATGGGCATCATCAATACCCAGTTGGGAGATGACTTCGCAGCCCTGGTCAATGAACCTACCAAAGCGATTATAGACCGCTGTGTGCGGCTCGGACTGAGAGACACCCAAGTGCAAGCCCCTACCAAGACCAGTATCGGGCTCTGGGGTATCGAAGATCAGCATCTCTCCTCTACTATCCAAAAGCAGCAGATGTTCTGGATCGGGAATCACTTTGAAGCTGATGTCCGGCAGAACTTTGCAGACACTCTCTCTAAAGCCATTGAACAGGGATACACCAAAGAGATGCTTGCAGATACCCTCAAAGACCAGTTCAATGACCTCGCCAACCGCTCATCCCACTACTGGCAGGGACTGGCCGAACATACCGCTCTCAGAATCAGAGAGTTTGGAAGGTTGCAGGGCTACAAGAAAGCCAAAGCCCGATACTACAAGCTCGTGGTGATCCTGGATGACCGCACCAGTGATATCTGTCGGGCACTAGCAGCCCAGGATAAGATATATCCCCTAAAAGATGCATTGGAAGTAATGGACAATCTCATGGCTCTGGATACCAAGTCCAACAGCCTGGATGATGCCCGGGAATACATCAAAGCCCTCGCGCCTTGGATTAAGGACGATCAGATCGAATACGACTCAGATATGAACCCAGTTGGTGTCTCCGGTGCACATACGCCATTTCCGCCTTTTCATTGGAAGTGCAGGACAAGTACTAGTCTAATATAAAATTAACTGATTATAGTGAAGCTACGAAAGTAATTCCAAGCTCAGCTATAAACTGCCAATCGTCCATGCAACAGATGTTATAGAACTTACACACATCTGGTATTTTACAGTGTTTTTTCACATTATCGATTGGGTACTCTTTTGTAACTACAACAGCATTAAGTGACCAAGCATGAGCAATTACCCAAGGGTCTGCCATTGATCTTTGTTTCTTGCTATCAATTAGATTAGGAAACTGTGAAAGGATTATTCTTACCTTTTTCTGTACATCAGAATCGATGGTTTTGACGAAATTAGATTCATTCTTTTTCAACCACTTGTATAAAAGATCATCGCCTTTCTTTATTTCCAGTGCTACCTCTTCAGTGCAGAATATTCGGTTTTCTATAATGAGTCTTTCGAGAATATCGAAATAATTGGAAATTTTTGGTGAGTAATACTTGTTCCAAGGTTCGATTAATGCGTTCGAATCCAAGCAATATACTTTCGGTTTATTGCCGTGCATAATGACTCCTTAAGGGGATGTTATCCGACAGCTTACCGAAATTATTGACTTTGAAATTTAATAACGAGGAAGCATCTCTTCCAGATATCAATCCAGTTTGGTAGGCATTCAAGACAATCTGGGAGAACAAATAGCCATTCTTTAATACTGCCATTAAGGATGGGCTTACCATTCCATCACTTTCTCTTTGTTTCTCCTTATGCTTTTTCCATAAATCAATACCGGCTTCTCTGACTAATTGATAATCATTATGGGATATTCTTTTATTATCTAATAAGCATCTGGCAACCATCTCAGGGCTTATCACCATTGAGGAAGATATATCTTGGCATATTTTAATAATTGATGCGGTATCGTTTTCCGAATCCCACAGCTCAATCAACTCGGTTTCTTTTATAAGTATTGATTGCGCAATACGATTACAGAATGTTTCTATTGCATTTGCAGCAGAGGTTCCATTCCAAACAATTGGATCTATTATTCCTTGTTGGTTGATCCATACATGAACAAGTTCATGAACAAGAGTAAATACTCTACTTGAATAGCTGTCATTTGAATTGAGAAAAATGAACGGTGCATAATCATTGATAATAACAAACCCTCTAAATTCATCACTATTAATGGAGCTATCTCTAACAATGTTAATACCGCAGTTTTCAGATTTATTAATCCATAAAGAAAGTGCTTTCGAAGGACTTCTGGTGGCTCTATGGTCTGATAATGAGATATCTAATGTTTCAATGATATTGGATGCCACGTCTTCAATAGGTGAGTTTATATCGTATCTACCAACAAAATCTAATTTTTGTGATCCCTCTGATACTAAAAATTCAGCTAACCATTCTGCCTTCCATTGGATTTGACGTATGAACAATAAGCTTTTTGACGATATAATACTGTCTTGGTTCATACGGAAGTCCCTGAGGGGTTCAAAATCATCTGGTGGAGAGGGAAGATAAAAAACAGCAAAAGCCCGACCGTAGAGTTTCGCTGCTGACCTAGCTTGCGCTAATGTGGGTAGAGCTTCTCCGTTCTCCCATTTTTGAATATCAGTTGGAGTTCTACCTAGTTTTTCGGCAGCCTGATCGATGGTTAACTTTGCTTTCTCACGCGCCCATCTAATAACGGATGGAGTAATCTGAGCGTACTCTCGTGGCATTTCATTTCCTACTATTAACTAACTAAACTACTTATTTTTTACTATCTCATATAACAAAATATGCCTAGATATCTCATGCATGAGGTCAACTTTGTAGAAACCAATAACAACAATTCTATGCATCAGAACTTAATCTTTCTAAACAAGTAAAATGTCAATAAGATTATATGCTTGTTATCTTTTAGCATTATAATCCCCGTTAATATCATTAAAAAGTTCTTTTGATAACAGATTAAAAATCACCTTCTGAAACTTCTCATCATCCATATACCGGCTTACGATTTTATCGTTCTCCTTCAGCCGGTTCATCATCAGGTCTTTGATGATCTGCTCAATACCCAGTTCAAACTTATCCAGAGGATTGGCTGCTGCGGTCTTGAGCACGCTTTCATCCTGCAAGGCTGTCTCTTTGATTTGTTCAAAGAAAAGCCGGTCTGCTTCGCTAAAATCCGTGCCAAAGCG